TGTAACGGCGCTCAATGGTATTTGAACACTTACCATTTGATCCGGTATGTCAAGTTTGACTTCTTTTAAAAATTCGTATGCTCTCATAGTGTTATTTATCAGTCTAGTTCATTTACAACTAGGTTCTGTTACTGTAGTTAAAAAACAACAGTAGTTGACGTATATTACGAATACTGCTATAATTAATGCTTAAACAGCAAACGATAGAGTAGATGTTTACACAAGCTCTTTAAAAAATTTATTCAGCATTTTGCACCTATCGTCTAACGGTTAGGACAACAGATTTTCATTCTGTAAATCGGAGTTCGATTCTCCGTAGCGTTACCATATATAAACACATTTGATTCCCCTGTAGCTACCTTTGGGAGTTCGAAAGAATCAACGTAGCCAAGTGTGTTTCTATATGGTTAATGTTATCTGCAGATAGCAACCATATTGGGGATTAATTACCCTCAAGAACTCGTAGTCTTCTAATGGATAAGAAAGGCCCGTTATTGGGTTGAATGCAGGTTTCGAAATAACATAATTAATAAAATGATAAGCGACGAAACCATGTATCTACATAATTGGAGTATTGGAGATTTAGTAATTTACGATAATTGGAGTACTATTCATTATAGAGATGCGTTTATAGGGAAGCGTAAATTAAAAGGGTTACTTGGGATCAAGATTGGTGCAAGTATATTGGAAATAAAAATATTGTATCTAAATTGTTAAAGAATCACTTGACAGATGATAAATAACTGTGTATAATAAACACATACAACGAAATAAAAGAGAAATGAAAATGACTACACAACAGAAACACATGCAGAAACATATTTGCATTCGCTGGTTTAGCGAAGGGGGTTCCTGTTGACGTCTTAGTTTTCATAACTAAAAGTTAAACAAAACCCCCGAAGTAGATAATACTCCGGGGGTTTTTTATTGCGTAAAGGAAAAATAAAGTTTTATGTATCGCTAGTGTAATGGCAGCACTACAGTCTCCAAAACTGTCAGTCGGGGTTCGAGTCCCTGGCGGTATGCCAAGTTTAATGCTTCGTAGCTCAGTGGTAGAGCAAACGGCTGATAACCGTTAGGTCACTGGTTCAATCCCAGTCGAAGCAACCATGTGTTCGTAGCTCAGAGGAAGAGCATCTGGCTTTTAACCAGAGGGTCGAGATTTCGAAATTCTCCGGACACACCAGATTTGATGGGGGTTAGTTAAATGGTATAACAGCGGATTTTGATTCCGCTATCACAAGTTCGATTCTTGTACCCTCTGCCAGTGTTATGTGCGTGTGTAGCCGAATGGTTAGGCCCGAGATTGCAAATCTCGATCATGCAGGTTCGACTCCTGTCACGCACTCCAGTTTAGGTAATGTAGCTCAGTTGGTTAGAGCATACGGTTCATACCCGTAGGGTCGGTGGTTCGAATCCACCCATTACCACCAAGTTTGCCCCCGTAGCTCAATTGGATAGAGTGTCGGTCTTCGAAACCGCGGGTTGGGAGTTCAAATCTCTCCGGGGGCACCAGTTTTATGGAGTTTGTGATGTAATGGTAGCATCAGAGATTGTGATTCTCTTTGCGTGGGTTCGATTCCCATCATTCTCCCCAAGTTTGCAACTTTAGCTGATATGGTTACTAGCGGTGTCTTGAAGCGACATTGAAGTAGGTTCGATTCCTACAGGTTGAACCATTATGGTTGACAGCAGCACAAACGGTGCTATAATATATATATAAAGCACAAGATGAACAAGTACTTAACATATAACCACTTAGTAGAACCAGTAAAAAATTAAAACTCACTGAAAGACTATTATGAGACAGTTAGCAACAATTCGCAAGATCACTGAAATTAAACCTATCCTTGGTGCTGACCAAATATGCGCGTACCGTGTGGGTGGGTGGTGGGTGGTTGATTCCCTTGGAAAATATGAAGTAGGCGACCTAGCAGTCTATTGTGAAATTGATTCATGGATTCCGCATGCGCTAGCACCATTCCTCAGCAAAGGCAACGAGCCGCGAGTGTATGACGGTATTGCAGGCGAACGCTTGCGTACTATTAGACTGCGTGGACAACTATCGCAAGGATTGTTGCTGCCAGCAAACATCGGCGGTATTTGTGTTCTTGGTCTTGAAGTAGGAATGGATGTTTCTGCTATCCTTAGTATCACCAAGTATGAAGCTCCTATTCCTGCATGTCTTGCTGGTGAAGTTAAAGGTATGTTTCCAAGTTGGCTTCAAAAGACTGATCAAGAACGTATTCAGAATCTAAAGGAAGAACTTGCATACTGGGCTAAAGAACAGCATGCTTGGGAAATTACTGAAAAGCTAGACGGTGCGTCAATGACAGCTTACTTGCGTGATGGAGAGTTTGGAGTTTGTTCACGTAATCTTGATCTCAAGCCAAGCGAAACTAACAGCCTGTGGAAAGTTGCAGTTGCCAATGATCTAGAATTAAAACTTCGTCGTGCTAATCGTAATATTGCATTGCAAGGTGAACTGATTGGAGAAGGTATTCAAGGTAATCCATATAAGAGCAAAGGACAAGATTTTTTCTTGTTTGACATCTACAATATTGATACCAACAAGTACTTTACTCCTGCAGAACGAAAAGCATTCGTTGATGAGTTTGATATTAAACATGTGCCTGTTCTTGGAACCCTCACAATGGATGAGTCAACTACCATTGCTGATCTGCTAATGTCTGCAGAAGGTAAGTCAGTTATGGGAATGGTTGGTTGTGAACGAGAAGGACTTGTGTTTAAGATTCTAGATATGCAATGTTCGTTCAAAGCAATTTCTAATAAGTTCTTATTGAAAGGCGGTAATTAATATGGACAAAGTAATTAGAGACGGAAAAGTTGCTGTACTATACAGTCCAGGGTTCGGCGCTGGTTGGAGCTCTTGGGTCCACGGCGACTATGGCAACAAAGCGCTGTTTGATCCTATGGTAGTACAGTGTGTTGAAACAGGAGACTTTGATAAGTTGAACACTTACATGACTCTTTGGTATCCAGATATGTACACAGGCGGCATGGACAGTTTGGAAATTGCTTGGCTTCCAGAAGGTACATTGTTCCGTATAAATGAATATGATGGTAGTGAAAGTATTGAAGTAAAAGAAGAAATGGATTGGATGATAGCATGATGTATATTAATAAACGAGATGTAGAAAAGATTTTAGAAGTTATGAACAAGTTTCCAAATGCAGAATCTTTTGCGCTAGCACATGAAGCTAGTTCAGGTATTGGCAGTGTAATTACCCTTACTATTCGAACGCAAGTAAATGAGTTAGACGGTGAGTTTAGTGTAGAAATTGCAGGCGTGGAGAATTGGTAATGAAAATTAAATTTGATAAACAAACAATGCCCGATGCACTGTACAACGCATTACTACAGCACTTTGTAAATGAAGCAGTTGGGCTTGGTGTTGAAGTTAACAAGTTTACTCAATTCAACGATTGGGTAGTTGAGTGCAAAGTAGATGCAAAAGCATCAGTACATTAAATAGGTTGACAAAAGCCTATAATATGTTATAATGTATGTATAAACAAAAAGAGGCTCACAATGTCAGATATTTGGGTAATCAGCGATACACACTTTAACCACGCAGGTATCTTGAACTTCACCGACTGTGACGGCAAGGCTACTCGTGGCGATCGTTTTACGGACGTTACAGATATGGACGAGCAAATGATTGCCAACTGGAACAGTGTTGTTAAGCCTGGTGACAAAGTCTACCACTTGGGCGATGTGTTGTTTGGAATGGACAAGCCAGCGTGGTTGGATGCTAACTTCAACAGATTGAACGGTAAGAAACGTTTGGTTGTTGGTAACCACGACAACATCAAATTGTTGGGCAACTACTTCAGCGAAGTGATGATGTGGAGAATGTTCCCAGAGTTTGGGTTGTTGTTAACCCACGTACCTGTACACAACAGCACGTTGGGTGAAAGCCACAGATTTGGTGAAGGCAGTATGTTAAATGTACACGGACATATTCACCAAAATCCTCCACCGTCGCCTAGCCACAGATGCGTAAGTGTAGAGCAAATCAACTACACACCTATCAATATTGAGGAGTTAAGAATTGATAGAACATAGGCTGTATGACATTGAAAAATGGGAACAGGGCAAGATTGTAGAACAAAAGATCTTGCTCTGTACTCCTAAGTGTGCTACAATATATGCATTACAAGGGCACGAAGTTTTTGACTTTCACCAATCACTAGAAATGGAACCGGAACAATTATGCGAACACAGCCACAAAAGTATTATTTCATCGCTAGAGTTCATCCTAGTCGTCTTAACAAAGAAGGCATTCTTGAATCTGCAATGCAAGAAGGACTAGACGAGTTCTTTGAAGGTGTGCGTATGGCACTAGATGCTATGATCACATTCGGTGTTAAAGCAGTTCCAGAACGTTCAGATGTACTTACAGGACAGGGGCTTGATTGGCCTACATTTAAAGTACTTGCCGATCAATTGATCAACCGTGAGCTTACCGGACATGCTGCTCGTGATGCAATTGAACTTGCAATGAGTGTTGCTACCACAGCACAGTGGAACGGCTTTTATCGTCGTATCCTTATCAAAGACTTGCGATGCGGTGTAAGTGAAAAGACTGTAAACAAGGTTGCTAAAGACTTCCCGCAATATGCAGTTCCTGTGTTCACTTGCCAACTTGCACACGACAGCGCCAATCACGAAAAGAAGATGACTGGCAAGAAACAGATCGAAGTCAAACTAGATGGTGTTCGAGTTATTACTATTGTCCGTATGGACGGGCGTATTAATATGTTTAGTCGCAATGGCAAAGAATTTCATAACTTTGGACACATTATTAAAGAAATTGAAACTGTAGCTAAATTTGATCCACCGCCATATGATTTGGTTTTGGACGGAGAAGTAATGAGTGCTAACTTCCAAGACCTAATGAAACAGGTACATCGCAAGGACAATGTAACAGCAAGCGATGCTGTACTACATTTGTTTGACTGTGTTCCGTTGAATGAATTCCAAAAAGGTGTATGGAATAAGCCACAGAATGTCCGTAGTCAACTTGTACTACATTGGGTTGCAAAACACCAGGCGTTCTTACAGCACGTACAAGCGCTTGAGTGGGAAGATGTTGACTTAGACACTGTAGAAGGTGAACAACGCTTTGTAGAGCTGAATAAAGCGGCTGTAGACGGAGGATATGAGGGTGTTATGATCAAAGATGTGGACGCAGGATATGAGTGCAAACGCAGTCATGCTTGGCTCAAAGCCAAACCATTCATTGAAGTAACATTAAGTATTACCAATTTAGAAGAAGGAACTGGACGCAATGAAGGAAGACTTGGGGCTTTTGTATGTGCTGGGCAGGATGACGGCAAGGATATACGTGTTAATGTGGGCAGTGGTTTTGCGGATGAGCAGAGATCCACTTTTTGGCATACTCGGGATTCTCTTATTGGTCAGCTTGTTGAAGTTAGGGCAGATGCTGTAACACAGAACCAAGACGGCACCTACAGTTTGCGTTTTCCGCGTTTTAAAACATTCCGCGGATTTGAACCTGGCGAAAAACTATGAAAGAAGTTGACAAGTTTTGCCAAAAGTACGATGCTTATGTGCGTGAAAGTAGTCGTATGCATCGCAGACTCAAACCAGTGTCATATGCTGTATGCAGTGACAGTGATCCTGAAATATTTGAAACTATGCCCATCACCGAAGTTAAATGTGTAGAAGTACACATGCCAGAGGATCGCTTCCGTGCTCTATTAGAACATGACAAATGGCTATACGACGCACGGACGAGCAACTACATTATAGGAAACGAGGCAGTCTATATTGTAGAACAGCATGATCGCGAAACTCGAATTAGACATGAAAATCCCGCGGCAAAGATTGCATACGATAAGTATCAAAATATTTTAAGATTAGTTGATAGTCATTACAGATGAAAGAACGTAAATTTATTGCATCCTGGGACTGCCTAGGATTTGAGTGTATTGTAGACTGTACTAGTTGGGAACGTAATTCTCTGCTAAACGTAATTGCAGGCAAAGAGCTAAAGCCTGCTCCGGTTAGCCTACACGCAATGACAATGAGAGCTCGATATAATCCTCAGCGTAGTCCTGAAATTTGGTCGTTTACTACAGTTGACAGTATTACTGAAATTGAACTTAAAGAAATTGCAAAAGTTGATCCTCAACAACTTGTTAATTTGATTCGAGAGCGAGGCAACTGCCTGTACAATAGTCCAAAACAGAAAGCAATAATAGAATGAAAATTTATATAGATACAGAATTTAACGAGTTCAAAGGCGAGCTTATCAGTATGGCACTGGTTGGTGAAGATGGCAACGAGTTCTACGAAGTGTTGCACTGTGCTGATCCAAAAGATTGGGTCGCTGAACATGTTATGCCGTTCCTAGAAAAAGAACCTATCGAACTAGACGTGTTTCAAACTAAACTTCAACAGTTCTTATTCCAATATCACAGCATACATTTAATCTCCGACTGGCCAGAAGATATCAAACACTTCTGTGATGCTTTGATTACAGGGCCAGGCATGTGTTTAAACTATCCTCCGATTACTATGGAGATACGCAGAGATCTAAGCAGTGCAGACAGCAAAGTTCCACACAATGCACTGCACGATGCAAGAGCTATTGCAGATCAAGAGTTAAGCAAAGTATATGAACGCTAACCTACATCAGGAGTCCATGAGAGTAGATTTCCCTCAAGGCGTGCCTGATGGGTGTACAGAATGGTTAAAGGAGCATGTAGGCTCAGGTGTGGATAATGCTAACGGAGTTGGCTTTGATGAGTGTGCGTGGTACTATGAGCGTAGGTTTGTGCCCTATGATAAACGGGTTGATGATAAACAGGTTCATGACACTGCTGGTGATTACATTCCCACAATCACTGTGAAAGATCCCAAGCTGGCTACTCTGTTTGCATTGAGGTGGAGTGGATCGTGAGAATACTGAAAAAAGAACTGTGGCCGCACTGTGTGAATCTTGATGTAGATGTCACAGGAATTAAAATTGACAATGTTGAGATATGGTTAGGCAAACACTTAGGGTCATTTAAGGATCAGTGGAATGCTGTCTATCATCATAACAGCACTGACTTTTATTTTAAAGAAGGCAAAGATGCTACCTTGTTTGCATTGAAGTTCTCGTCATGACAGTGACATTGCCTTATGATCCGGGAGTGGAAAGCTCTGGAATGGGCTAAAAAACACTGCACAAGTTATACCACGAATACGGTATTTACTACTAGTGTCCATGAGGGAGACTGTTATAGTATTGTTTATTATTTTAGTGATGAGCGGGACGTTACTATGTTTACATTAAGGTGGACATGAAATTTCGAGCCAAGGTGGCGGCAAGCCCTATGAGCCGCGATTGGGAACAACGCCTTGCCTGGTGCAGAAGCACATTTGGATCTGAGTCGCATGACCGATGGATGCCCAAGCATTGTTACGAGTTTAGATTTACCAACGAACAAGATTTGGCATTTTATCTATTGAGGTGGGGTATATAATGGATTTATATCCTTGGCAAGAACGATTAGTAGATGCTATGATAAAAAATAAAGGACAGAAGATGACTATGTTCACTGCTAGACAATTAGGTAAAAGCGCCCGGACTCAACAGGCCATAGACCGACTTATGCGTGATTTAAACAGTCAGCCCGTTAGTGATCTCATACTGAGTGAAGGCCAAGTTTATGGATCACGCTACTATTGTGTGGAACCTATTGGAGGCAATTGGTTAGATATGGAAGTGTGGGCGTTGGACACCTACGGCGGTACCGGCAGTATTTGGGGGCAGGCCGACAACGATGTACCAGGGACCAATGCTCGATGGTATATGAACGACCGCAGGTTTTGGTTCCGTAACGAGGCAGACATAACAATGTTTGTATTAAAATGGAGATAATAGACTATACTGACTACATGGTATTGCCCTGTGGAGGAGTTGCCTATTATGACGAGCCTCGGTTTGGAATGAACTATTTCTGTGCTCAATGCAATACTATAGTAGGCAGTCGAGACATGCCTGTAGAGTGCCAGAATGAAGAGGCCAAGTGGGAATTAAATAAGATGCTAGGCGGTCCAGGTTGGGACTATTTTGCAGAACCAGATGAGTTTTTCTAATATGGCAATAAGCAGTTTTAGTGGTGGGTTAGATATGCAAGCAACGTCAGGATGGATAGGCAAAAAACCTACTAAGACTATATATCAATATAATCAAGTAGGAGACCGTGTGGAAGAATGTAAAGAGTAATTGTACATACATTTAAAATGGATGATGTAGAAGACCCTGATCTATATGCTGCCGAACCATTATGGAATTTGGCAACAAAAGCGATATCGGAAAAATGG